TGGAGCTTGTCGGTCATTATTGCTGTATCTGTTATTCTGCGGTGGCAGCAGTTAAGGCAGTAGAAGAATATATAAACCTTTCCGGAGGTGCGGAGATGACAGGGGCAACATTGGGAGAGTCTTTGCAGTATCAGGTACATAGGACGTGGGGAATACCAGTAATTAAATAGCCTTTTATCTCAGGACAGGGAGTATTTTATATATCACAATTTTTAAAAGCCATTGGAAAGCCTGCCTGCAGGGTGCGGGCAGGGGAAAGGAGAAGCATTTGAAAAATGACATACAGAGAATTTCTGGAAAGTAAGATAGAGCTGGCTGTAGACAGCGGATTTGAAGTAGGTAGAGAGAAGATAAATAAGGCATTGAAGCCACATCAGGTAGATGCGGTCATGTGGGCACTCAGAGGTGGACGCAGAGCATTATTTGAATCTTTTGGACTTGGAAAGACAGTGCAAGAGATAGAATTCTGCCATCTGGCAGCAGAACATGAAAACGGCCAAGCCCTTATTGTACTTCCGCTTGGAGTAAAGCAGGAATTTACACGTGATGCAGTTGAGGTGCTGGGATATGAACGACCAGTATATTGTAGGACGATGGAAGAGGTACAGCTGCACTATGATGCGCAGATTATCATTACTAACTATGAAAGAGTCAGAGATGGCGATATCGATCCTGTCCACTTTGTAGCAACTTCACTGGATGAGGCGAGTGTACTTAGGTCTTTTGGCAGCAAGACATATCAGACATTCCTTGATAAGTTCAAGGGGGTGAAGTATAAGCTGGTCGCAACGGCAACACCATCACCGAATCGGTACAAGGAACTGATTCATTATGCCGGCTATCTGGAAGTAATGGACACAGGACAGGCACTGACACGGTTCTTCCAGCGTGATTCCACTAAGGCAAATAACCTGACATTATATCCGAATATGGAAGATGAATTCTGGCTATGGATAAGCAGCTGGGCTCTATTCATCACGAAGCCATCAGACCTCAATCAGGATTATTCAGATGCAGGCTATGTACTGCCTGAGCTTCAGGTCAACTGGCATGAGCTTCCTATCCATTATGGTGATGCTGTCAGGAAAGATGGCCAGATGCAGTTGTTTGAACAGGCAGCAACAGGATTGAAAGAGGCAGCAGATATAAAACGCAACAGCATAGATGCAAGGGTTGCCAAGATGAAAGAGATTGTAGATGCATCACCGGGCGATCATTTCCTGTTATGGCATGATCTGGAAAATGAACGTCATGCAATCAGGAAAGCAATGCCGGAGGTAGTGGACATATATGGCTCACAGGATTATGACATCAGGGAGAAACGAGTCATAGATTTCTCGGAGGGACGTACAAGGTTATTTGCCACGAAGAAAGAGCTGTCCGGTTCCGGGTGCAATTTTCAACGGTATTGCCACAGGGAGATATTCCTGGGGATAGATTTTGAATTCAATGATTTTATCCAGGCAATCCATAGATGTTACAGATTCCTGCAAAAGGAACAGGTAGTGGTAGATATAATCTACATGGAGAATGAGCGGCAGATCAAAGAAGCTCTTTTGGAAAAGTGGAAAAACCATGACTATATGGTTAACAGAATGATTGAGATTGTAAAAAAATATGGACTTAATACCGCCTGCAAGACTAAGCGGCTTGAAAGAAAGATGGGTGTAGAAGAGACAGTGAGAGTAGAAGGAAAATATTATATGGCCGTCCATGATGACTGTGTAGAAGAGACAAGGAGAATGGAAGAGAACAGCGTAGACCTGATACATACCTCTATACCATTCGGTAATCACTACGAGTATTCTGCAAATTATAACGATTTCGGGCATAACAAAAATACAGAGAGGTTCTTTGAGCAGATGGATTTTCTTACACCGGAAATGCTTAGGGTATTAAAGCCTGGGAGAATTGCAGCTATACATGTAAAGGATCGTGTCCTGTTTGGAAATGCGACAGGAACAGGATTTCCTACTATTGAACCGTTTCATGCACTGTGCATAGAACATTATATGAAACATGGATTCCACTATATGGGTATGATTACGGTCATAACTGATGTAGTGAGAGAGAACAATCAGACTTATCGGCTTGGGTGGACAGATCAGTGTCAGGATGGTTCCAAAATCGGTGTCGGAAGTCCAGAGTACATATTAATTTTTAGGAAACAACAGACTGACAGATCAAAGGGATTTGCAGATGAAAGAGTATCAAAATCAAAAGAGGAATATACTAGGGCGCAGTGGCAGATAGATGCGCATGCATATTGGCGCAGCTCCGGTGACAGGCTTGTAAGCAAAGAGGAGCTGGAGCATATACCGATAGATAACCTGCAGGCAGTATACAGGAAATTCAGCAGGGATACGGTGTATAAATATGAAGACCATGTAAGGCTTGCAAAGCAGCTGGACATGAACGGAAAGCTTCCAGCCACATTCATGGTAGTAGCACCGGGGAGCTGGAATCTGGATGAGGTCTGGGATGATATAAATCGCATGCGCACGCTGAATACAACGCAGAGCAGACGGCGGCAGCAGATGCATGTGTGTCCTTTGCAGCTGGATATCGTGGAAAGAATCATCAACAGATACAGCAATGAGGGTGATCTGGTGCTGGATCCTTTTGGTGGCCTGATGACAGTACCTATGACAGCGGTGAAGATGAAGCGCAGGGGATATGGCATAGAGCTGAATCCGGATTACTTCCGTGACGGCGTAGGTTACCTGCAGGCAGCAGAGGCGGAGAGGACAATGCCGACCTTATTTGATTTCCTATAAGGCAGCAGGAGGGAGAAGAGATGAAGAAACAGAGGAGCAAAGCAGAGCTGCTGAATCATATGAGAACCTACGCAGCCCTTAAGAAAGAAGAGCAGAGGGGAACGGAGCTTAATAAGAAAGTTTCATACTGGCGTATGGGAGCCGAGTGGAGCAGCGTATTGTGGAAAGAGGAGAAGTGGAGCGCAAACGAGATTGCAAAGCTTCTGGAATATGTCAATACGCATGATGTGACCGACCTGCCGGAAGAGCGCAGGGAAGAAATAAGGAACATGCTGGGCGACAAGGTAGACTGGACGCTTAAAAACAGCGTAAATCAGGGCAGGAAGTGTAAAAATGCTGTAGACCAGGCAATCAATGATCTTGCGTATTATAACACAAAGACATCCGTTGATTACAGCCTGCTGGTCTGCGAATATCTCATTACGAAAAAAGGATATGGGAAAAAGCGTCTTAACAGGGTAATAGGCTGTGTATATTACGCAGATGCACAGGAGGCAGCAATAGTTATGTGGCTGCGTCAGGATCTATATGAGAACAAAGGCATCTGGATAGAGCTGGATGGTGATACGCCGGAAGATCCATCCAATATGGAAAGTGCAAGGATAATATAGTTAATTGCCTCTATGGCAGCAGGAGATAGAATATGGAATCAGTACAGGAGAGAATGGAGCGAATTGGCGCATATGAGAAAATAGCTTCATTTATGGCAAAAGAAAAGCAACCATATGCATTTAAAAGGCAATATGCGCAAATCAGGGCGAGAGAATTTGCAGAGGAGTGTAATAGAAGGGGGCTGAATTATCATGTATCAGTAGGAGGGCTTGACAGCATCATATTATATATATTCCTCCATGAGGTATGTGGAATAGATGCCCCAGGTGTCAGTGCATCGTATTTGGAAGATAGATCAATACAGAAGGTACATAAGGCACTTGGAATAATGAACATCCCTCCGCTTAAAAGAGAGGATGGGACATACTGGAATAAAGCAAAGGTAATACAGGAATTTGGATTTCCGGTAATTTCTAAGGAAGTGGCAGCAAAAATTGAATTATTGCAAAGTCCTACGGAAAAGAATGCTACTGTGCGCCATGCGATTATAACCGGTGAAACAGGAGAATATGGTGGATGGCAGAAAAATTCCAAGATGCAGTTGAAACAGAAATGGTTGAAGCTGTTTGGCGGATATGAGAATGAGACAGAAGGATGTGACTACCAGAAGCCGGATTTTCTAGTATCTTCCAAGTGCTGCTATTACCTGAAAGAAAAGAATTGTGATGAATGGGGAAAAGAGCATAACAGCGTGCCATATTTAGGATTGATGGCATCTGAGGGCGGTAGACGTGCAAAGAGCCTGAGGATGAACGGATGTAACTATTTTGGAGCGTCTACCATAAGATCAGCGCCGTTTGCCATATACGGCAGGCAGGATATACTGACACTGGCTTTGGAGATGGATGAACTCTGGAAGCAGGGATTGAAGGAAAAGTACCATGACCGGCTACTGAAAGAGGGAAAAATAATAAAGCAGTTTGAAATGCCGGATAGTATTATTCCATCAATCTATGGAACCATAGAAAAACAGCCGGATGGAACATTATATACAACCAAGGCACAGCGTACCGGGTGCAGTATGTGTGGCTTTGGAATTCATATGGAAAATAGACCACATCGGTTCGACTTGGTGTATGCGGAAAATCCAAAAGAATGGGATTACTTGATGTTTCATCTGTGCAAAGATAAGGACGGGAATGATTATGGATGGGCGAAAGTGCTGGATTATATAGGCGTTGGTTGGGATCCTGAGACAATTCAGGGAAATTGCAAAGGACAGATGCGTTTGGATGATTATTTGGGATAGGAGGGAGAAAATGAGTGAAATGATTTGGATTATAGGAACTGTAATAGCCGCTGCAGCAGGAGCAACTGCAGTGGTGATGTATGTGGAAGTCAATAAGGCTATGGACAGAGACACCAGAGCAGAGAGAACAGGCGTGGACGACAGGTTATCGTGATTTAAAATAAGGATTTTGACAAGCAAGAATTTATGAAAATGTCATAAATAGTAAAGTAATTTACAAAAACAACAAAAATAGTAAAGGAAGTGGCAGCAGGTGAAGTTAAAAAAGGTGGCAGATGCGTACCGGACAAATATAGATGGACTTGCTAAGATATTGGGATATTCCAAACAGGCACTGTATAACATGATTGCTCCAGGCAAGAAATCTATATGTACAAACAGAGCATACGCAGCCATGAAGACACTTCGGCAGCAGAGCGAGGACATGTACCTGTATGATCTGGCAAAAGCAAAGGTCGAAAAGCAGGAACGAGAGAACCTGATCAGACAGATATGTAAAAAAATCGGTGTCATTGATGTAACAAGTGAGTAAGAATTTGGAGAGAATGCTTATGGAGAATAACATAGTATCATTCGATCTTGTTAGAATTAATCGTGTTAGAGGTAAAATTTGCAAATGCAATCCGGCACATTATGAAGTAGATACTACGAACCGGATAGTTACTTGTAAAGATTGCGGAGCTATTGTGAACGCTTTTGATGCGCTTGTATCCTTAGCAGAAAGGTATGAGGATATTGAGGAAACTCAACAAAGGATGTTATCCAAGGCACAGAGTTATGCTAAGTTGGCAGACGAGGAATTCCAAAGAATGAGAAGAAATAAAATTTTTAGGGATATGGAAAGTAATTATCGTGGTGGTTTGTTTCCGATATGCCCCCAGTGTATGAAAGCGTTTGATCCTGTACATATACAGGGTTGGACAAGAGGTAATTAGTGGATTTGCCATAGAATAAGGAATCAGGAGGATAAATGAATAGATTTTGTAAGAATATAACAAGGATAATACAAGGCATTCTCTATGTGTGTGGCATTAGCATACATAATAATTTTATAGACGAATGTGTACCGGACTTTAGTTGTTGCTGCAAAGATATTCATAGCCCGATAACTAAGAGGTTGAGGGATTTTTGCAGAGGTTTAGAAAGAATGATTAGATAAGGATTGAGGTGATAAGCATTGTTAAAATTCTTAATTGGTGGAAGCCCATGTACATTTTGGAGCATTGCACAAAAAGACAGAGAAACAGAACCAACGGGGCAAGGGTGGGAGCTGTTCAAGAATTATGTTATCGCAAAAGAAAAATTCGAACCAGATTATTTTATTTACGAAAACAATAATTCAATCAGCAAGCAAATCAAAGAATGTATTAGCACAAAACTTGGTGTTAAAAATCAAACAATAAATAGCGTCTTGGTATCAGCGCAAGAGAGAAAACGTGAATATTGGCATAATACTGAAAAAACCTATCCAGAAAATATGCAAATAAAGTTACAAGACATAATCATTTCTGGAATGGCAGAGAGAGAAAAAGCATACTGCCTAGATGCGTCATATTACAAAGGGGGGAATATTAGGGCATATTTTGAAAAACACAGGCGCACACAGATATTTGAAACGAAACCAAACGGAAAACAAGGTTTTATAGTCAACAATGGCACAGTAGAGATTAAAGGAAAAAAATATAAAACAACACTGGAAGACGGACTATACTACCCAAGAAATATGACAGAAATTGAAGCAGCAAGGTTGCAAACAATGCCGGACGATTACTGCAAAGCGGTTAGCAAAACACAAGCAATAAAATGTTTTGGGAACGGTTGGACAGCGAACGTAATCTTACATATTCTTTCGCAAATGCTAAAAGGCGTTGACAAGAACGAAGAAATTATAGTGCTTTCAATGTATGACGGAATCGGAACAGGCAGATATTGTTTTGACAAGTTGGGATATACAAATGTTAAGTATTACGCCTATGAAATAGACGAAAACGCAATTAAGTGCGCAACAGATAATTACAAAGACATTATAGAGTGCGGCGACGCATTTCAAGTAAGAGATAAAAGCTGGTATATCGGAAAGGGAGGTGGCAGCAGTTGAACGATATGTGTTATGTATGCAGCCCGTACAGGGGCGACATAAAGCGAAACAAGGAATATGCACGAAAGCTGACACGGGCAGCAATAAACAACGGATTCATACCAGTGACAGTGCATTTGTACTTGACAGAAGTTACAGACGACCAGAACCCAGAAGAGAGAAAACGGGGAATGGCAGCGGGAATGGCAATACTGGAAAACTGCAAATACATTCTGATCGGCGACAAGTACGGAGTATCAGAAGGAATGAAAGCGGAAATGACGCTGGCAGCACTGAAAGGGAAGATCATGTTGTACGAAGAAAACGGCAAAACGTATCTTGTGGACAGCAAAGAAGAAATAAAAGCATAAAGCGAAAGAGAGGAAAAAAGAATGGGTATCAAAGAACAGAATTTTGAAGCGGGAAAGATCGTGGAGTTTGGCGGCAAAGAATGGGACGTGCTGACAAGAGTACCGGGCGACCGTAGCCGATATTTGTGCATCACGCATGATATTGTGTGCTACAAGCCATTTGACGAAGAGAACAACAACGACTGGTTAAATTCAACATTGCGAAAGTGGTTGAATACAGAATTTATCAAAAGTCTGTCAGACGTAGTGATTGAAGATACAGAGGTTGACTTGGTAACAGACGACGGACTGTTTGACTACGGAGCAGCGGAAGACAAGGTATTTTTGCTGACACAGGAACAGTACAAGGCGTACAGGGATAATATGAACGATGTAGAAGACTGGTGGTGGTTGGTAACAGCACACAGCACAAAGACAAATTACGTCCGCGATGTGGGCACGGGCGGTTCGCTCTACAACTGCAGCGCGTACTACGGTAACTTTGGCGTTCGCCCGGCTTGTGTGCTTGATCTTGAATCTAGCATTGAATTACAGGAAAGCAGAGAGAAAAAGGCAGCATCCACAATAGAGATTTAGGAGACATATTATGAAAAGATGGTACAGCAGAAGCAGTGACGTCAAGCTGAGGGATAATGAAACAAGAAAAGAATATCATCTAGTGTTTGAAACTGATTCCAAAACAGTTAAAGATAAGATTGAAAAGTTTTATAAAGAACTGATGGAAGAACAAAATAATATTGATGATAATGTTTATTTGAGTGAAGTAGGAAAGTATGCTGCTGAATTTGCAAGGAATCATGGAATATCAATAAGTGAAGCGTTGAGAAGACCAATGGTAAAGGCATTTGCAGAAATACAGGGCAGTGTAAATTATTGTACAGGAGAAAGATAATACTGTATGGAACAAGAAAACTGAATATAGAAAAAGTGGCAGAGCACCGACCAAAGTACCTCTGCCACAACATTCATTGTCCAAGAGTATATTAACATAATTCTATTTCTTGGACAAGTGCCAATTAATTACATCCAAGGAGAGACAGAAGATATGACTTGTAAAGATAGACTTAAAAATGACATTGTTGTTGGTATGAGATTGTATTTAGATCCGAACCAGATGAACATTCTGGAAGCGGTAATAGTACAGGTAACAAGAAATCTGGATATCACGGAACAGGAAACACTTCCGGCTACAGTTGACAATACCAATGATTATATTCTTAACCTGTTTATGGCGAGGAAAGCCCCTAAGTTGAAACAAAAGACGGTAGATGCATACATGTTGACGATTCGGGAGCTGATCACATTGCTTAATAAGCCATTGAACCAGATTTCAGAGGGAGACATAGAATATTATCTTTACAAGAAGAGTCAAATGGGAAATAATAACACTTCGCTGAACAATTGTCGAAGGAATATATCAGCATTTTATACATGGATGCGCAAGGTCAAGATTGTATCAGAGAATCCATGTGATGGGATTGACACATATACGCAGGTAGAGAAGCCAATAGATCATCTGGAACCTACAGAGTGGGAGCTTCTTAAAAAAGGATGCTGGGATGCCAGGTCACGCGCACTCATTGAATTTATGCGGTGTACTGCCATGCGTAGGGGCGAAATTCCACAGGTAAAAATCAATGATGTAAATTTTTCAACTGGAGAAATAGAAATATTCGGACATAAGGCAAGCAGGTATAGGACGGTATACCTGGATAAGGTCGCAATATTCTATATCCGGGAATATTTAAGGGAGCGTGGAGTGTCAGAGACAAGCAATCAATATCTGTTTACCCATCTACGAGGGAATACTGCTATGCAGTTAGGAGACAGGGGAATATATACACTTATAAAGACAATAGGTAAAAGAGCAGGCCTTGATAGAAGAATATACCCACATTTATTCAGGAAGACAACAGCAACCGCAATTGTAAAAAGAGGTGGAAGTGAGGATGCAGCTGGTGAGTATCTGGGACATGCACCCAGAAATGTTACCGGAAAGCACTATACATATAAATCTACACAGTATGTGGAACAGATTTTTCACAATTACGTAGAATCAGTATGATGAGGGAGGAATGTTAATGCATGGGTTAGAAGTAGGACAAATAATAGAATTAGAGAGCAAACATGGTCCTGATGAGGCAGCAGAGAAGAGAAGCGGCAGAAAAAGGCTGGTAAAAGAGAAATATATAATAGTGCAGATATGCAAAAATCAGATCATAGTTCAGAATAAAAAAGGATTTAAACGAGGGGTAACAACAGGAGAGCTGATTGTAAGAGGAATAATCAAGCAGACCGGGAAATATGAGGAACTACGTGAGGAACGCTGTGACAAAGAAACCAGTAAGAGAAAAGTAAGATATAGTTATAAAAAGTAACTATAGACTTTAAAATTAATTAT